CCAGTTAGCTTGTGCCACATAACGAGTATCATCGACGGAGCCGCCAGTATAAGTGCGGATAACAAACGTGACGCCGTTTGGACCTTGTTCTAAATACACGCCGTTATATGCACTGAACAAACCAACACGCTGGGTGAGATTTGTCTTTGCAGCCGACATAACAAACGTCTGATAGATCAGCATACTTTTTCCCGGTTGATACGGGAAAACACGGAATGTTTGAGCAACCGCTGTGGAGCCAGACGTAGTAGTCGTATTCAACGACACGGACGATTGATTGGTGTTATACGTTGTTGTACCGCCAGTCGCGGTGACATAACTATAGTGGATATCAGCCGCAAACCGACTTTGACTGTCGAACAACGTAAAGGGGTTTGAGATTCGTAGCCGCCCAAATGCGTCCACCTGTGTTCCACCCAATTGAGCATAGGATGGATAAGACGGACTGAATCCAAGTGGAGGCCATGAAGTAATCGTCATCAGCCCGGCCCCCCACCAACTTTGAATGTAACCGTCGATGCGGATGCATATGCTGCTACGAACCCACCACCAGACAAGACTTGCTGTCCTGTCCACTGAACTGTCTGATAGCCAATGATTGGCGCGGCATAGAACAATGCGTTACTTGCTCCAGCAGTGCCACCTTTGGCTACCAAAGAAATATAGAACGTAGCAGGCACCCCTGACGTATTGCAGATTTCTATGTCAACAATCGCCATCTGCACATTGCTAGGTACTGTGTAGAGTGTTGAAAATCCACCAGTTCCTGCCGCGCCAGACGCAAGGGGTGTGCCCCTTACGTAAGCATATAAACCAGTCATAGCCTGATTGATGCCGTTGATAGCAACAACGCCATTTTTCTGGGCTGTGAGAATGTCGTCAAGACTCGCGGCCATTAGAACCTACCATCGGGTTGGAGCCGATATCTGAAGTTACCTAACCGCCACCAAGAGTCGATATCATTGCTTTCGATTTTGATCGAAACCAGACGCCCCCTAAATCGCGGCGTAATATAAGTTGTTGCCTGTGTCAGCGTGTATGGACCATACGCGATAGGAGTTTGACCAGCAAAGTCTGTCACGTAGAACGTCAACAGAATGTTCGCACCCTGTGTGCCACCATAATAGCCCCACTTCATATCAGGCCATACTTGGTCAATGAACATCTTCACATCAGCTTCAGACAGCACGAAATAGCCAGTTTGGAACGAGCTAAACATGGCTGTTCCATCGGCGTCCGGCGATGTTTCGTGCTGGAAGATGTACGTGTTTAAGCCCGCACCAATCGGCGGCCCAAGCACTGATTCATTGATCCATGCGGATCGTGCAACATATGGGTTTTGAGCCGTATTGAACCCATAATCCCACTGGTCCAAAACGACATTGTACTTCACATAGCCTTCGTTCTCACCGCCATTGCTGACAGTCGGGAAGTACCACGTTATTTCACCAAATCGGCTATTTGGCGCGATTCTGATCTTGTCGAGATTGGTTGTATCCAAGTCTTGGAACACAATGTCCCATACAGGACATCTGATCGGCTCAACGCCACCACCAGCAAGTCTAAAAAACTGGCTAGGACCCATCCAATATACAACACCACCCAAGGACCCAGCAGCCTTGCGACCAATCAAGCCGCAGCCCGTGCCAAGTTCGTTGAACTGATAGACATAAGGAGGACCAACATATTGCATTGCCCATGCACCAAGGTCCGTCCAAATCAGACCTTGTTGAGGACCCTGAATGCACTGCACAATTCGTGATCCTTTGGGGATACGGTATGATCCAGCCTGATTTACGATAGATGCGATCCATGTGGTGTAATCGTTTACATCACACCATCGGATGAGCATCGGATCGCTCACGCCGGTAAATGTGGAACCCCATGCAATGATCTGTCGCTGTGGCATCGCGACAAACATGCCTTGGTTTACCGGCGGCGCATTAGCGATGACATTTGCAACGACATTCCCGCTAGTAGGCGACCATTGATAGATTGGACCATTCAACGGGTTGGAGATAAATACCTCACCCCAATTGTCTAGAGTCCAATCAACGGCATTGATCGGCTGCCCTGCACCCTGCAACGATGAAAGACCGCTGCCATATGCGCCTGCGCCATACGGCCCCACGCCATATCCACTGGCTACAGGCGACGGGCCAAGTCCATTGTAGTAAAGCAGATATACATTGCCACCATTCTGCTCAACAGAATACGAACCAGAGATAGTGCCGCCGGATACGTATGCGCTAGTCGTGGCATTAGCATATGAGATACTACCAGCAGTCGCACCAGTCAGTGTAGCTGCTGCATTATAGCCCGCCGGATTGATTCCAGTTACAACGACATTATCACCAATTTCAAAAGTGACAGCCGCTGAGTATGTAATTGTTGCAGTTGCACCTGTTCCAGATGCACCCGTCACAGCAATCGTACCCGCTACATTAGACGCAGAGATTGTGAAGTTATCTGCATCAACGACAGTCAACACTTGATAGTTGCCGTACAGCGTCACTCCGCCCGCAGAGGTTGCGACTAGAACTGGGAATGTATCTCCAACTGAGTAGCCATGATTTGCCAGTTCAACATTGACGAAATCGCTGCCCGATTGAAGAGTAAACACAGGAACAGCGCCGCCGTTGGCAACTGTAGATGTCGCCAGTTCTGGCTCTCCAAATACATCGCGAGCATAAATGTTGTAGCTTGAACTAGTCACTTTAGTGACCTGATATTGCCCAAACAGAATCAACCCGCCAACGCTCACCTGCGTTTTGATGTAAACAACGTCGTAGTTGGTTGTTTCATAGTTGGCATCAACCACAGTAACAACATCACTGCCAGCCGTTGTGCTGAAATCAGGTACTACGTTGTCGATTGTTGTTTGCGGTGTAATGTCTTGAATGCCAGAACCAATGATGACTTCCAACGCACCACCGCCACCTGCAATCAAACCGCCGGATACATATGCCGTGGTCGTTGCGCTCGCATATTCAACTGTTGTCGGCGTAGAATTAGTCACCAAATAAGTGCCGTTATAGGCAGATGGATTTATGCCGGATACTGTAATTGCATAACCTACGGTAAACGTGAAGTTAGCCGCGTGCGTAAGCGTGACAGTAGTTCCATCACCCGTTGCATTAGTGACCGTGAAAGGTCCTTGACCTTCTGCACCCACGCCAAGATAAGAGTTTGCATTGGTATCCTCCCAGCCCCACAGGCACCGAACGATTGAGCCAATTTGGCTTGAAAAATACTTCGTCCAGCCGCCAAGCTTTTGAACCAAGCCACCAATAGTCCGATCAGGAATAAACCTAATCAGTTGGCTTTCAGAAATAGCTGCTTCGTTCAAGGCAGGCGTTTTATTCTGATCAACGCCGGGAAGAAGCTTGAGGCTCTGATGCGGCATTGATTACCTCGACGGCGTGGCAACGACAGACGGCGACTGCGACGACCAAGCCGCAGCTTCGAACTTCTTGCGGTTTTCTTCCATCATGGCCGACTTCAGAAGAGCCTGATACTGGCTCTCATACGTCACAGCCATTTGCGGGTCATCATTGGCACGGCCAAAGTTGCGCTGGTATGCACTCACATAGATCATCGACGCCATGATAAAGAGATCAGGCAGGTACAAGCTGATGAATGTCGTGGTGTTTGTCGCTGACAAGCTATCAGGACGAATCGTGCCGACAATCTCAACCCGATAAGCAGCATCAGGATACGGTCCCATGAGGAACGTATAATCGTCGAACGGCGCAAAATACTTTGGCAGTCCACGATTAGCTGACACACCAGAACCATAGCAGGCGTCCAAAAACTCCTTAGTGGTCGGGAGCAAGGGGACGCGGGTGCCGTTATCTGGGTTAGTGGTGCCAACCGGCGTGATGACGTTGATTTGCTCAGGAACCACAAACGTGCCTGCTGGGACCGAAATAGTCCGGGTTCCAACAGTGCAAGAGTAGGTTGAATTTGAGACTGAGGTGAATAGAAAGTCCAAATCACGGTACATGCGGTTTTCGGCGTATGTAATCATCTGCGGAAGAATAGTTACATACGCGGGATCGTTAACCGCAACCACGGCCATAGTGGCAATCTGATCAATGTAGCTGTTGGTGCCTGCTACCGTGCCAGCATATGAAAGACCAGTCGTCATGGGAGAACTCCGCTATCCCCCTGTTTTACCACCATTAGGCTTCTTTTGCCATCTCAGAGGCTTTTTCTTCAACCTCTGCTACACGGCGACCCCAGCCTTTGCCAAAAGTGTCCCAGGTTGGCAGTGCTTTTAAGAACTCAAGCCGCATTCCGCACATAGCATCAACCATTTCGCCTGCCGGGCAATCCTTGATGGCGGCCAGTGACTTTGGCCCGATTATGCCATCAGACGGCACCCCTGCAATTGACTGAAGGTACTTGGCAGCACGGCCAACCCCGCTGTTTACAGCAAGATCATAAGCAGCATAGTCCACGCCAGAAGGCAGATCGTCGCCCTTAATGCGATCCCAATAACGGGATTTGTAGAACGGCTTAACGATTTCAGGGGTAAGGGCTCGCATTTCAGCCTCATCAGCCGAGCGTCCAACATACTCTTCCCACGCCCTTTGGGTGACACCAAGATTGGTGCGGCCACCGGGGTCTTTCGGGTGGTTGACGTAGCCCCCTTCATGTCTGAGGACCATTTCAAAGCACTTGTCCCAGTTCTCTTTAGCCATCTCACTTATCCTTACTAGCAATGAGGCTGTTCTTTTCCTTCGACCCGGCGCTGGAGCCGTAATAGAAGTTGATCACGCCCGTCCAAGCTGTCCCCAAAGCACCAAGCATCATCAACAGTGCTTCTGTGCCAGTCTGGGGCATCCCCTTCATCAGCATCCATACCAGAATGCCAAAGAACCCAACCGTGATGAGAAGGGCCAGCATACGCGGCACCCAGTCTTGGGTCGCTGTCTGCATCTTGCGGGCGCTGTCCCGGTCCCCGGCAGCAATACGCTCCAAGTCAATGTCCAGCTCTTTCATGCGGACTTTGAAATCAGCATCAATTTGCTTGAGCTGAGCCAATGTCTCTGGGGAGGCATTTTCTAGTGCCGCCTTCACATCGTCTTCTGTGCCGCCTTCATGGCCCAGAAGCACATTTGAAAGGGTCTTAACAGCCATCCCCGCCAGAGGGCCACCAAGCGCCGTGGCAATGGTGGGAGCTACCTGACCCAAAAGCGGGCCGAATGTCTTTAGAAGGTCCATGTTCCACCCCCTACAGCGTCAAGATGACGAGGAAGATACCGACAATTAAACATATCACAATCCCAGCGATTAAACATACAATCGTCACTTCCCGCTGAAACTCTTCAGCTTCTTTCTGGGCTTTCAGACGCGCAGCTTTTTGCTCTTTTTGAATGCGAACAAGCTCACGTTCGACCTCCTGCCATCCTGCTATACCATATGCAGCCACGAACTCGTTTTTAACTTGAGCAAACCATTCCTCTGCCTGCTTTCGTTTGACGACCACATCCATGGCCATTTCTTCGGCTGACACCTTAGAAAACAGCTTAGGCTTA